TGCCGACTCAGCTACGACTTTTTCTGTAACAGATGCAACAGCGGATTGGACATTAGAAATAACATCAAGAGCAGCTGGATTAGTAGAGCAAATAGACTCCACAACAGATTGGACTATAAATACTACTACTACTTCGCTTTCTGTATTCTCACAGTAACACCAGTATTTGCAGAAGGAGATGTAACTAATAGTAGTAATCCTGTCGCAGCTGCAACGGGAAATGTTACAAATCAGGCGGTGCAGTTTCAAAACAATGGAGCATCGTCACGTCAGACATATGGTCCAAGTATATCATGTAATGGATCTACAATGACTTTTAGCCCATTCTATATGGGTAATCATGCGAATCCTTATTCTTATAATGAAGATACAGAATCAATGTATCCTTCTAGCTACCAGCTAAATGAGAACTGGGGATTTCAAGTTAACTTTATGGTTCCTTTAGACAAGCGTGGTCTTGAGCAATGCAGACGTATTGCCAAGCGTCAAGAGGAAAAGATGCAATTAGACTACGAACTTGTACGTGCATTGAAATGTGCAGAATTACAACGTCAAGGTTTTACCATAAGACCAAAGACACGAGTAGCTCACTTGTGTCAGGACATCGTACCTATACAATCATTATTACCACCTAAACCAAAAGAAAAAAAATTTAAATTATTCTAATGAGCACATTAACACTACAATGGGAAAGAGAAGCTAAAGCTAAAGTAGCTGCAGCTAAAAAGAAAGCACCTAAATCTAAGAAAGAGGAGACTAAATAATGTTAGCATTAATTAAACCACTCGTATTAACAAGTTTAAAAAGTCCTAAGTTTAAGAAATTTGTTGTAGACCTACTAGAAAAATTAGTTGAATCTACAGATAATGAATTAGATGATAGAGCACTACAAATAGTTAAAAAAGGATTAGACATCGAATAACATGGCAAAAATCACAAAAAAGATTGATCCATTCAGAGATAGTGGTTACACTCCAGATGCTGCCGGCAAACCTGCTAAGATAGCTCTTAACCAAGGTCCAAGCACACCAGTTAGAATCGACACAACCGTAGATTATTATGGTAACAAGTCTAAAAAAGTGCTACATAATTTTGGAGCTGGTAGAATAGGTAAAATTAGACCAAAGAAAGGTAAAGTATAATGACACAAACAAGAGTAATACCTAAAAAAGCTGCTGAAGAAAGTTTTAACGAACTACACTATCTTGTAACAGAAGATTTTTTACGTAGAATAAAAAGCGGCGAAGCTACTACTCAAGATTTAAAAGCAGCATGTGATTGGTTAAAAACTAATGATATTACAGGTGTTGCTCTTGAAGGTAGCCCTTTAGATAGGTTAGCGTCCGTTATACCAAAAGTCGATCCATCTTTAGTAAAATCTAGATTATATGGCAAGAACAGGACCTAAACTTAGTCCAAGACCCGGTAGAACAGCAAGATTTTACCGAAGGAATAAGAAGTCACGTATTAAACATCGGCGTGATAATGCACAAATTAATAACACACCTGCTAAACGTGAATACAGAAGAAACCTTATGATGATACGTCGTAAGCGTAGACCCGGACCACAAACAGACATGTCACATAAAGGTGGTAGAATTGTACCTGAATCACGAAAAAGAAACCGTGGAAGAGGCGGTAGAAACAGAAATTAATTATGTTACAAAAAAAGAAACGTACAGGAATGTTTGGGATTCTTAAAAAAGAAGATATCGGACAAACCGAAAGATTTAAAGGTATGCTTGGACCTAAGAAAAGAAAAAAACCTAGCGAAACTAATAAATTAAAACAAATGCTAGCTAGAAAAAAAGTTAAACTAGCTGGTAAAAAGCTCGGTGCTGTAGGACGTAGGTCTGGCATGGGAGCATCAACACGTACACAAAGAGGGAGAATTTACTAATGTTTGGAGTAAGAGTTTTACCTAAATTACTTGGTGCTGTAGGAAGCAAGCTAAGAGATAAGAAAAAGAAAAAAGTTAAAGGTAAGCTTAAAAAGAAAAAAGGAATGCTGAAAGGTAGCATTAAAAAAAGACTTACTAAAAGAAATAAAAGAAAATATGGTGGGTTCCTAGGAGGTAAAAACTTAAATAAAAAAGGTAAACCTAAAAAGCCACCTGTTAAAAAAGTAGGAAAAACAAGAGCAACTCCTAGTCAACTTAGAAGATTAAGAAAAGCAGGCTTAACTTTCCCCGGAACCAAAAGAAGACGTAGAGGTCCTAGAAAAGACAAGTTACAGGCACATCGGAAGCTAAAGCCCGGAACATTGAAATTTAAAAGACACGTAGACCGTAAAGCAAGATTATAAATGACCCCTTTACTACCAAACCCTGATTACTATTTACACAATTTAATAACCATGACAAGTTCAGATTCTAAACGGCTCTGGAGAAGAGCTATCAAAGAGCACTTCAATTGTCAATGCGTTTATTGCGGAGAATTTTATGAATTACACAACCTTACAATCGACCATGTACGCCCTAAATGTAAAGGTGGTACAGATACTACGACGAATGTTGTACCCTCGTGTAGACGATGTAATCAGGAAAAGGGTAGTAAAAATTGGCTGGACTGGATGAGGTCGACATTTGGTACTACAGACAGAGAACAAACTATTTTATCACATATAAGATGACATTTACACCGGGATTTGATGATGACAGAACAGATACCTACGAAGCTCAGATAAAGTTACAAGAAGACGACCAAACAGCTGAAGAACAATTTGATGAAGCTCAACAAGGCTTACGAGATCTTAACACAACAATTCAAAGTATTTTTGGTACTGCTGGACAGTTTACTGATACGATTGATACTATATTTGGTCTAAGTAGATCTGACTTTGATAAAGCAAATAAAATTAATAAACAGATTTCTAAATATAGTAGTGGACCTATAGTACAAACTGAGCAAGGACCATTATATAGAGCTGGTGGTATAGTTTCTAATGTATTCCAAATGGACAAAGATCCAGAGCCTCTTCAACGTAAAACTCCTACTGAAGCAGAAAAAGAGCTACGAATAAACAAATGGGTTAATGATCTAGCTTTTACAGTAGATAGAGTAACACGAGATGGTAATATTGTTCCTACACACATATCTAAGGTACAACCAAAAGGTAGTGGGTATGCTTTTTTAGGTAAAGCTAAAGCTGAATGGAATCAATGGGCTAAACGTACAGGATTTATACGTGAGCTGTCAGATAGAAAGATGACCGCTTATGTAGAACATTTAGTAGGTAAAGATAAGTATTATGATGTATTCTGGTCACTACCTAATGAAGAAAGATTTAGAAAAGGCTCTAGGCACGGTCCTGACAATGTGCGGATACTAAAAGATAACCGTATGAAAAGTTTTAAGGATGCGTCAGAAACTATTTTAAAAAAACTGTTACCTAAACCAACTAAAAACAACTTGCTTGTGTTTGACTATGATATGAAAAGAAACGCAAACGAGTCTATTGTATATAATACTTCTCCTCAAGATTTAGTACTTAAACGTGTTGACGGTACTGTTGTAGGAAGACTGGGTGATTATCATGATGTATTATATGCACCCTATCAAGAATTAAAAAAAGGATTATCAGAAAATATTGATAAAAGAACTGGTAGACCTTTTATAACAACTACGTTACCAGATGGTACACCTTTACCAGAATCTGACATAAAAGCACAGATTAGTATATGGAGAACTAACATCATACGAGATAAAATACAATTTATCATAGATGAAGCTCCTACTCTTAAAGGTATGACTAAAAAACAAAAATTTCAATATCAAGGTAGTGCTATACAAGAAGATATGGTAGACTTTTTAGACAAGTATAAAGAGGTTTTAAAACCAGCTAAACGTCTAAGAGAAAAGCTTTATAGAGAAGGTTGGGATAGAAAATATGGTGGCATACAATCAGAAGACGAAAAAGTCGATTCTGAGTTTTTAAGTGAAAAAGAAGCACGTAGACGTAAACTTGCAAACCGTAGAACAAGATCTCTTTTAAGATCTTTGTTTGGTGGAGGCAGAATTGATGAATGAACACCAAATAATTAATAGTCTTAAACAAGATTTTAAGCTTTTCCTACAGGCATTGTGGGAAGAGCTAGGTCTACCACAACCTACTAGAGCACAATATGCGATTGCAGATTACTTGCAGAATGGTCCCAAGCGATTACAGATACAGGCGTTTCGGGGAGTTGGTAAGAGCTGGATTACTGGTGCTTTTGTTTTATGGACTCTATTTAATGACCCCGAAAGAAAGATCATGATTATATCAGCCTCTAAAGAGAGAGCAGATAACATGTCTATCTTT